GCCACAAAGGCATTGGCGACAGCCTCAAGGGATGGTGCGAGTGCAACGGCAACCTTATTGCGCAGACCTGTGAAGACCTGACCAATACTCACCAAGGCCAGTTCTGAGCGCCGCAGGGCTGCAAGAGCATCCGCATCAAGCACCGCCCCAAGCCTCTCGGCCTGCGCCCCAAGGCGGGTCATTTCTGCGCCGCCATTTTGCAACAGAGGAATGAGCCGTGTGGCGTCCGACGCCATGGCCTCAAGATAAAAGGTCATCTCTTGGCTGTTCACACCCGCCTTTTGCAGACTATCCACATAAAGCTGCAACGCCTCCGGGCCGGACAAACGCGCAAACTGATCCGCCGTCACCCCAACCCTCGGCGCAATGTGTTCAAAAAAGTCTGCCATTGGGCCGCCGCCCGTCTGCAGGAAGTCCCCGACCCGGTCGTTCACATCCTTCAAAATATCGGCGAGTTTTTCTTGCGCGATGCCGACCGTCGAGGAGGCTGCCGACCAGCGCTGGAAGACCTCAGGATTGGCATTGGCGACTTGGGAGAGTTGTGAGATTTCGTTGGCGGCAGAGACCGTCGAGCGGGTCATCGAGACCACAGCCGCCGACAGGGCCGTAGCAGCTGCCCAACCCGCTAGTTTTGCACGACGGGCAAAGGCCGCCATCCGCGCGTTGGCCTGATCCATTTCTCGAGACAGACGCCCAAAGCCCTTCGCCCCCGACGCGCCAACCCCCTCCAACTCAGAGCGCACCTGGCGACCACCCGTCGCGGACAGTCGGACGGATACACGTTTGTCAGCCATCGTAACCTCTTGCATTATGTATCATGTCGTGATACATATTTTTCATGATCATTTCGACGCGTGGAAAGCTTGCGGCAAGCGCGGTCCAAGACCGTCTCAGAAAAGGCTTCCCAGCCGATCTGATCAAACGGACGCGCGCCATGCTCTCGGCTCTCGACGCGGCCGTAGCTCTTGAAGATTTACGGTTTCCACCCGGCAACCACCTGGAAGCCTTGAGTGGAGATCGAGCAGGTCAACATTCAGTGCGCATCAATGCTCAATGGCGCATCTGCTTTATCTGGACGGATCAAGGCCCCGCTGAGGTCGAGATCGTTGATTATCATTAGGAGGGACACATGAGCCTTTTGCTAAACCCATCACATCCGGGCGAAGTCCTACATGAACTGTATCTCACTCCCCTTGAGATGAGCCCCATTGCTTTGGCCAAGCACCTCCAAGTCCCCCGCACCCGTATCGAACGGTTGGTCAACGGACAAACTGCGCTCACTGTCGACACAGCAATGCGCTTGGCACGGTTCTTCTCAACAACACCTGAGTATTGGATGAACCTGCAGCGCGTTTGGGATCTCGCCAAAGCGCGCGAGACCATTGATGTCTCCTGCATCACGCCCCTTGAGGCAGCCTAAGACGGACGTTCAGCACTCTTACGCGCCATCACGGCCTCTATCGGCGGCAGGAGTTCCGCGAGGATGAGGGGTGAGAGCCCAAGAGCCTCACCGAGTTGTAGAGCTGCAGTCATATCCCAGCCGAGGATGACACTGGCGTTCATCCCACCCGCGACGCGCAGTTGACCCCCAAGGCGTTGAACCAGATCCCAGACCTGCCAGCCCTCAAGGGTCAGCGGTTTATGGAGGTTGCGTGGGCAGTCCGAACAGCTCGTGGGACAGGCCGCGCAATAATCACCGCCCCCGCCGAACTCCCAGTCGGCAAGAGCGGTCAGACGTTTTTTTCTGCATCCAGTATCAGCGCACCCGCGATATATTTGGTCTGGAAGGCCTCAAAGATCGGCCAGATCTCCAAGAGCGCCTCAATGCCCTCGGGCGTCACATCGAGGGGTTTACCCTCCTCATCGCCGACGCCCTCCCAATCCTTCACCACGATGCGGGCGACAGCTTTGGCCACAATCCGCGCGAGGTCGTCATTGGACGTGGCGGTCTCGTCTTCCACTGCTGCGGCGACAATCGCTGGGTCACTACGCGCCGCCAGCATGATGGCGGTGGTCAAGGGTTCCACAAACAGGCGGACACCATGGCCAAGATCAAGCCAGCGGGGCTCGGTGGACAGATTTAATCTTAGCATGATCAATACACCTCGCGATCATTGGTCAGCGTCACAGTGCACATCCGGCCCAGCACCGGATCACTGGCAGCCTGCCAGTCAAAACTGGCCTGCACCCCTTGCGGACCAGAGATCTCGATCCGGGGACGCGGGAGATAGACAGCGTGCGCGGTCAGCGTCAGGCTCTCGCCGGTGGGGAGAACGTAGGAGAACTCCAACTCGCAAGCCTCACCATTGATCGCTTGGGTGACCAAAGTTTGATCTGCAAAGCGGACCGTGATGCTCCCGGTCAGCGCCGCAATCGAGGGATCAATCCCATCAATCTTCCCATCCGAGCGAATGGTCTCAATCCGATCAAGGGTATTGGAATAGGTCAGATCAACAGAGACAACATTGCCAATCGCCACGCCATTGCGGGTGATCGTGCCGTTAAAATGGCCAAAACGCCTCAGCTCAATCGTCTCGACAGTGCCCACCGACGAACTCCCAGAGACCTCTTCGCCTTGCGCAATCACACTCACCGTGGCCGTCAAAAGCCCCGAACGCGCCATCTGCCACGACACGCTATCGACCTTGCAGCCGGCATAGAGCGCATAGCGTGGCACCTCCGGCATCGCTGTCTCCACCGTAAACGATGGCAAAGCCCAAGACCCTGAGCGGAACTCATGGGTAAAAGGCGCCTGATCGCCGCTCGTGACAGGTGCCCCAAAGGCTGCCGTCAGCCAAAATCCAAAGCTCTCGGCATCAATAGGCACAACGATCGTGCCATCCGCCGTGACAGCATCCTTCACAGGCGCTTGCGGATCCCGACCATAGCCCAAGACCTCTGAGGTCTGCAGCGGTTGCTCAGACCCCAGCGTGGTGCTCGTGAAGGGGATTTGCGTATACCCACCCATCGGTGGAACCCCATAGGTCGTCTCAAAGGCCAGCGCCATTTGCGCCCGCGCCCCTTGGGCTCGTGCCATGTTTTCTCTCCATCAAAAGGATATGAAGGCCTGCGATGCTCTTGACCGAGCGGTCATTCCTCGCCCATCTGCCCCATATGGTTTTAGAAAAGGGCGCATCCCATGCTGTCAAAGTTCAAATCGAAACTGTCCAGCACTGAGCCGGACACACCCACGACTGCGCCCAAAGCCGCCCTGACACCGTCCCCCGTCGACGCCTTTGACGATCTCCCCAAAGCCCCAGGCAAACCCTTCGTGCCGCCCTATCGGGAAGGCAGCGTCACCGACAAACGTCGCTCCGTTCTGCACGAAGGCATCACAATCCAAGGCAATTGGAGCAGCGATGGCATTGTCGAATTTGGCGGCACCATCACCGGCGATCTCACCGCCGATATTCTCGTTGTAACCAAGACAGGCCAGATCACGGGCACCATCCGAGCCGATCAAGTGATGATCGAAGGCCAGGTGACAGGCCACATCCATGCCAAGACCGTGAGCCTCAAACCAACAGCGCAGGTCAAAGCCGATATCTCAGCCCCCACAATCAGTATGGACATGGGCGCGCAAATCGAGGGGCAGATCACAATGCCGCCTCAACGCAACATGCTCTAAAGCCGCCACAGTGCGCAGAGTCCTTACCGCACTCCTCGCCCTAATAGCTTTTTTAGCAACAGGCAGTCTCGCTCAGACCCCGCAGTTTAGCGGCCAAGTGCGCCGGATCACCGATGGCGATACGTTTCGGGTGTATGATCTTGAGCCCGCCATTCGAATCTGGGGCTTAGATGCGCCCGAGACAGACGAACCCGGCGGATCAGAGGCCACCCAAACCCTCACACGCCTCATCGCGGGTCAAACGCTAACCTGTCAGATCAAAGATGTGGACCGCTACAGCCGCATTGTCGGTCAGTGTTTTCTGCCAAATGGCCGCGATATTGCGGCCGAGATGATCGGGTTAGGCGTCGCCACCGAATATTGTCGCTACTCGGGCGGCTACTATGGCACTTGCAACTAGGCCTTACGCCCAAGGATCCGGACAGGCATAGTGCAAAATCACTGGGATCGTGGCCGCCTTTATCGAAGCGCCACCCTCAATGCCCAAATCCACAGGTTGCGGGGCCTCGACCTCAATCCAATCACATAAGCCTCCCAAGGTTCGGTCCTCGTGCAATGTCTGGCCAATCTGTGCACAAAGCACATCAAAGGCCTGATCCCGATCGCCACCCTGCACCACAACCTCCACCTCCGCGCGGTGCTGATAGTGATAGGTCAG